AAGAGAGAGGTGTTCTTTTTTTAACTTGTCCCAATGCATTATGAACTAAAAAGATTTATTAATTCTTTTTTCCAATCGTCGCCGTATTCACAATCTCTATAACCGTCAAACCATGGGCCACCTTCTGTGTAGTGTAATATTTTAGGTGCACCGTCGTTTGGTTCTTTATACCAACCAACTAGCCAATTGTATTCAATAGGCAACTCGCCAATTTCATTATCTTCTAACCAACTAAATCTGTGTAGGAATTTGGCTTCCTCTTTGTTTAGAAGATCTGGAGTAAGTATTTTATTCTTTGGATGTTCACAGTTCCAGATTACCATACTTGACCAATTTTTTCTAGGATAAACAGTTTGTGTTTGACCATCCATTTTAGTTGTTTCCTTTGGTGTATAATCGTGTTGCACACATACAACTGCTTTAGATGGATCACACCATTTAACTAATTCGTGGCTTGGTATTTTCCAAAGAAAATCACAATCACAAAACACTGCCCAGCCTTTGAAGTCATTAAGATAAGGAACAAAAAATCTTGTAAATGTAAATTCTGTAGATGCTAATTTATCAACTGGCCTGGTATACAAGCCTTGATCTCTCATCTGTTTTTGTTTTAAAGGTATCACTTCTGCAGATGGGTCACGTCGTTTAATACTGTGTTCGCAGACTTGATATGCTATATCTTCTCGACTATCATGCCCTACGTAAATTTTCATGTGCAATCCTGTGTATTTGTTTCCAATTATTTACTCTTGTTACAGCAGGATGGCTAAAATCTTTATTGTAAGTGTGATCAATCAATATACACTGTAAACCAAATTTCAAACCAGTTTGCACATTATAGGGTTTGTCTTCTACCCAAAGTAAGCCTGTATCTTTAAATTGTTCTAGTATCTCGTCCTTGTCAGCCCCTGTATCTAATATATGATAATTGCTGAATACACTCTCTCCAAAGAGCTCTGCTAACCGTCTTTTCCGCAACGCTTGTGCTGGTAAATCAGAAGTTTGACTAGTTATAGGTATGAAAGTCCAACCTTCTGCGTGTAGCAGTTTAACCCATTGTATACTATCGGGCATTGCTTGTTGTGTTCCCATCCATGCACTTTTATTGAATTCCCTTATTTCTTTTCTGATTTGAAATTTTGTGAGACCAAATCTTTCTGCCATTTCGTAGGTGTTTTCTTTGTCTGGCAGTAATTTATATGGAAATATTTGTTTACCATTTTCGTTATAGTAATTACGTTCAAGCATCCACTTGATAAAATGGTTCTCCCATTCCAGTAGCACACCGTCTACGTCTGTTAATATAATTCTATTTGATGTCGGCATCTTCCATGCCAGCTACTCTCAGTTTTACAATGTTTGTGATCTGCCATTGTTTTTGATCTAAACCTTTAGTAATGCCTAGCCATTGATTTCTTAATAATGCAAATTCATTAATTATTTTTTCCATATCTACAACATCTTGTTCACCATCTGTGTATTTTTCAGCGTCTCTGCTAGATAATGCTCTGTTGTAATTTTCTAAAAATTTTTTAAATGATTTTGATCTTGTTCTACGTAATTCAATATTTAAATAATTTAGTATGGCTTCAATTTGTTGTAATTGATTAAATCTTTGTTCAACAATGCCAGGAAGTGCCGCTGAGGCTTTTTCAAGATTACCGTAAATTCTTATTTCTTTTTTAGCGTTTTGTAATTCTTGATCGTAAAATGTTATGCAGTCTGGAATGCGTGCTAAATTTCTACTTACTTCACTGTACCAATTAGTTGTCATCATATCGATCGCTGTAATCCTCTTCGTCGTCTTCGTATTCCTCAAAAACTGTGTTCACCGCTTCTTCTAGCTTTGGATCATATTCACCAATTGCTTTAATTTCATCATGTTCAACACCTATGTCGTCTAAGCATTTGACAAAGTCAATAGCGGCATCTGCCTTTTGTTTTTCTGGAATAAAATGAACAACAGAGTTCCACAAACGTTCAATATCTTCTTGGGTCATTTCTACCATTATTTTTCCTTAGGTTGGTCTACTGCTAATTTATCAAAATCTTGCATTAGCATATCTAATTTATCTCCAACCCAGGCTTTTCTGAACTCAATGTGTTCTTTTCCTGCTGAATCAATATATTTTAATCTATTTCCTTGTTGTGTTAATACACCTTTTTTCTCAAATAAGTCAACAAGTCCACTGTATGGATCCATACCTGTATCATAAGGAATCTTGACTTGCACTCCTTCAAATGGTTTTGCGTATCTTGTCTTCATTACTTTGCAAGCGGCCCTGATACCTCGTACGTCTGTGACTTTATTTCCTTTTTCATCTTCTTTTAATTTTAATTTCTTCATTGCAACAACAATACTTGACGCATATATAAATCCTTGACCACCCGATATTTTATCGTCAGGATCAAACATATCTTGCGATGCATATGTATGATTAGTTGCTATTAGTCCAACATTCCATGAACCAAACATGTTAACACAGTTTCTTACAAGTGCTGTCAATGCTTTAGGCTTACGACCTAGATCACCTTTCATTTCACCTGCTTCAAACTGATTAACGTCGGTTGGAGTAAGCATCATTCCTAATGAATCAATTACAAATAGTACCTTTGGTGCACCTTCTTTGTTGTCTGCATGTTGTTCCTTGTAGCCTTTCATAAACTCGCTTACAGTCTTTGCAACGTCATCTACCATAGACATGTTTAATTTTAAAAGTTTATCGTCTGTTGTGTCTACTTTAAGTGCTTGTAACCATTGCTCATCCAAAGCGTTCTCAGTATCGATTAGAATAACAAATATACCTTGTTCTTGTGCATTCTTTATAATGTTTCCAGATGCGATGTAACTTTTACCTGCACCAGACTCACCAGCAAGCACTGTGACTTTGCCTAACGGAATACCTTTATGGAAATTGCCAGTCATAAGATAGTTCAATGCATAGTTGCCTGTTGATATCCAGTCTGTAGGATCGTTGAATCCTATTCCTAATCCTTGAATTGATTTTGTAATACTCTTTCTAAATTTTGTTGCGTCAAATACTTTTGTCATAATATCCTTTATTATAATACACAAGGCCTTAACTGTCAATAATTAAGGCCTTGGTAAATGTCAGATTATTTTGCTTGTCTCGATCTTATCAGTTTCAAAATATCTTCTGCTCTTTTAGCACTATCTGTACTTGGTTGTGCTGGAGCAGTAGTTTCTGCTACTGGTTTAGTTTCTTCATGAGTGTGTGGTTTATCACCATCTGCATGACTATGAGTTGTACCGTTGTCATGTGTATGTTCAACTGTGGTAGGTTTGTCTGCTTGTGGTAAACTTACCTGACTTACTTGACTTGCTTGTACTCCTGCTGGTCTAAAGTATTGTCCATACTTCTCAAGATCATATGCCTCACCGTCCACAGATTTTTCAAATAATTCCTTAATTATTTTAACTTCTGCTTCAGTAGGTTCTTTTGGTCTAAAGTCATTTAGATTATGTAATCCAAATTTTTCAACTGCACTTCTTTCTGCTTCGTCAAGTGCTCTTTCTCTTCTTGACCATTTTGATGTTGAGTAATCAGCATAGCCACCTTTAGTTGCTTTTGTGATTCTAAAATCAACACCTCTCACACTGTCAGTTGGCAATTCTTCCATTTCTGGATCCAGTAATGTCGCTCTGATTATGTTAAAGATTTGAGGACCAATTATAAATCTTCTAATTGGATTCTCTGGTGTTGTGTCCTCTGCTAATGGATTTGTTGTAACAAAACCTTGGAAAATATAACTTTTCTTTTTCCAATATTTTCTGCCCATGTCTTCCATGCTTTTGTCTTTGAACCATGGTCTAACCTCTGTTAGTACTGGACAAGTTTTGCCATACATCTCCATACAAGGAACTTGTACAGTAACTGGTCTTGAATCAGTCTGACCTTTGATGCCTGCAAAAGGCAGTTTGATCATGTTCCTTTCAGTCCAGAAAAATGTATTGTTTGTGTCCTTATCTGGTAAAAATCTAAGAACTGCTTCGTCGCCTTCTTTGATATTCCAGTGTGGATAAATGGCGTTGTCTCCGCCTGTTGATGAACCTGAGCGATTAGGTTCCTGTGATTTCAGTTTCGCTCTTATTTCAGCCAATGTAGCCATAATGTAAGCCTCCTATTTGTGCCTATGTTTGTTTTGCCTAAATGTATATTAGACATATAGTACATAATATACAACTATATTTATCTAATGTCTACTACTATTATTGGTAAAATGAAAGTGATTTGATTCTGTCTAATTCTGGATTAGATTCTTTGACTGGATTTTTTAATTTGTCAAAATTCTTTGCTAGGTATTGCATTGCCGTTTTTGCATCACCTGTTTTAAAAACTTCTTTTCCGTCTTTGTCTAGCACAGCATTGACTGTTTTGCCATCATCACCTTTGTACATCGACACATATGGTTTGATATCTTCAAAAGTCAAGCCTTCTAGTTGATTTTCTGTTTTGTCTGTGTATCTTTTATCACCAGCTTTCATTCTCTGAAACGCAGGAGTATTAAGGTCCTTGTCTGCTTTAGACACCGACATTGGTTTCATTGTTGCTAGATAACCTTCCTGATCACCATAAACTTTTTTAAATGTTTCTGGATCATGATCTGCTAATTTTTTCATTACAAACTCTCTTGGAGCAGTATCTTGCTTGTAAATATATTTTCCAAATTCATCTAGATCGCCTGCATCCAGTAAGTCTGCGGATTTTTTGAATACTTCAGCATCCATTGACTCTGGATCATCCATACCTGCTTTTCGAATCATTCTTGATGCAAGTGTAGATCCTTTATCTTCTTCAACTTGATCAATATTTTCAACCCATGATTCAAATTGTTCTGTTTCTTTTGCTTTGCCTTTTATGTCTTTTTTAGGATTGTAATCTGCAGGATCCATTCTTATTTCATCAGCAAAGCCAGGATCTTTCTGCATTTTTTTGTAGTCATCAATATATCTTTTGGCAAGTTGAATTGCAATTTTTTTATTTTTTATGTAGTCAGGTGTTGGTTTGAATGCGGCTGATTTTTCTTGATCTAAACCATCTGCTACTCTAGATGCAAAGTTCGCTATTCTATCTTCTTCACCTGTTTTGGTCAGCATTCTTTCTGCTATGTCAGACATAATTGAACTTAACATTGTGTTTTTGTCTTTGAATTTTGTTACTGTCAATAGTTTGTCTGCTGATGCATCTTTACGTAGTACCAATTTGTTTTCTGGATCTGTTAAAAAACTTGTCACAATACCACCGTGGTCAACTGGTGGTTCTATTGGTGCATCAATTGGTTCGTCACCTGGTTCAAGTTCGTTGACTTGATCTTCTTTTTGAATTAGGTCTTTGTTTTCATCCCAGATCATTGCAAGTGTTTCTTGTTCGTCACCTTTTTCTAATTCTAAGTAATTCATATCCTTAATGTGCATGGTTTCATCGGTTTCTCTGTCGTGAATTGTTACGTT